CGATTTAGTTAAAATGGCCAAAGAAGGAAAATTTGATGTAATAGCACATGGTTGTAACTGTTTCTGTGCTATGGGTGCTGGTATCGCACCACAAATTAAGCATGCGTTCCCAGAGGCTTATGAAGCTGACTGTGAAACGGTTGCTGGTGATGAATCAAAAATGGGTACTATTACCCATACTGTTTACAGTAAACCAACAGTTGTAAACATTTATTCTCAATACGACACCAAAGGTAGACGTAGTGGTAACATGGATTTAGACTATGATGCGTTACGTTCTGGTTTAAAAGCGATGAAAGCTAAATTCTCTGGTAAAACATTTGGTTTACCTATGATTGGTGCTGGATTGGCTGGTGGTGATTGGGATATCATTGAGAAAATCATTGAAGAAGAGATGATTGGTGAGTATGTAACAATTGTTAGATACGTTCCAGAATAATTTTACAATAAACCTTTGATTTTTCAAAAAATTTTAGTACATTTGTCTCATGAAAGTTATATTTTTAGATATTGATGGAGTATTAGCGACAACATCTTGTTATGGTAAAGGAAAAAACAACAAGTGGGATGCCTACATGTTTGACCAAAAAGCTGTTGTTTATCTCAATTTTATACTTAGTGAGACGGGTGCTGAAATTATATTGTCATCAGATTGGCGACACCATTATACGTTGAGTGAAATGCGTGAAATATTTTGTCACAATGGAGTATTGAAAGGACCGATTGGGTTCACACCATCCATGAAAACCTATACTGGTGATAACCTAGAAGGTGGTCGTGCTGACGAAATTAAAAAATGGTTACAAGATAACGCATGGAAGAATGATATCAATTGGGTTGCCATTGATGATTTGAATATGGATGAATGGTTACATCCAAATTTTGCTCATTGTCCTAATGAGAATGAGGGTATTAAACGTATAGGATTAAGAGATAAAATAATAAAGATATTAAATGGACAATTGGGATAAAAAATTCATTAAGTTATGTAAACACATATCTGGATGGAGTAAAGATAAGAATAGAAAAGTTGGTGCTGTGATAGTTGATTCGGACAATATTGTTTTATCTATGGGTTACAATGGAATCCCAAGAGGTTGTGATGATAGTGTTGAATGTCGATTTGAAAGACCAACAAAATATTTATATACAGAACATGCTGAAAGAAATGCAATATACCATGCAGCCAGACACGGAGTTTCGTTGAAAGGTTGTAGATTATATGTGACTTTATTTCCATGTGCTGATTGTGCCAGAGCAATTATACAATCTGGAATAACAAAAATAATAGCACCAGAACCAGACATAACACATGAAGTTTGGGGTGAACATTTCAAAGCAGCGATTGAAATGATGGAAGAAGCTAAAATTAAAATTGAATTAATCTAATGAGCACAGTAAAAGTAGGAATTGCTAATGTTGGTGAAAAACATCTAAACATTGAAGATGTATCAAAATGGGAGCCAAAAAATGTTTTGTATGCTGGTGACACAGTATTCTTCAAATATGATGATATCTATTATTCCATGAATATAATGGAATTTAGAAAAATTTTTAAAGAAAAGTTATGAGTGTAGTAAATTCTATTAAAAACAACCATTTCAAGAATAAAGAAGAAAGAGGTTGGGATAAGACATTTTGGTTCTTTGATATCCATGCAACAATTTTGAAACCAAATTATACTTTTGGTGATATACCAAAAGAGTTCTATCCGTATGCTAAAGAAACATTACAGTTTCTTAACAAATTAAGTGATGTGGAGTTAATTTTATATACATGTTCACATCCACATGAGATTGAACAGTATTTAGAGTTTTTTAAAGAGAACNNNNATTTCAAATATGTGAATGAAAACCCAGAGGTGAAAACACAACTTAACGGTTATGGCTGTTATGATAAAAAACCTTATATGAATGTTTTATTTGAAGACAAAGCTGGTTTCGATGCTGAAACAGAATGGAAAGAGGTTTTAGATTATATGACATTAAAATATGGCAAGGATATCTGATATACAACGCTATAACAATACTAGAAAAGATTCAACTAGAGATAAAGCTGATTTTGAAACACTAAGGTTTGAAAATGAGAATGGTGAAATCATGGTTGTAAAACCACACGAAGTTAGAGATGTTTTACATGATTTTATAGAGTCTGAAATTGGTTCTCTTGGTGATGCGATGAAAAATCAAATTAAAGATAAGTTAGATTTTAAAATGAAACAAATTGAGATTGGTTTGACGTTGCATATTAACGAAAAGATATTGAGTATCACCGAGAAAATTCTAGAAAAAACTATCGATAGAGTTGTTGAAGAAGAAATTAACAGAAGAGTTCAAGAAAAATTAGAAAAAATAAAAAAATGTTTATGAAAAGAAAAAGATTAATTGGTGTAATTATTTTAGTAATAGTTTTTGCATTGTTTGCATTGACCAGTTGTGCTGATGCATCTCATATACAGCAATGCTTACCAGCAACAGAACACACTTATGGATTCTGGGGTGGGACATGGCATGGTATGATTATGATACCATCATTTATAGGTAGTCTTATATGGGATGATGTTGCCATTTATGCTATCAATAACAATGGTGCGTGGTATGATTTTGGTTTTATTGGTGGGTTTTTCACATTATTGAAATTAATAGGTCATCTAATAAAATTAATTACAGAAAGATTATGAAGAAAATAGTAGTATTTAGTGGTGCTGGACTAGATAGAGAGTCTGGTGTGTTAACATTCAGAGATTGTGAAGATGGTTTATGGAATAACCATAAGATTGAAGATGTTGCGACAAAAGAAGCGTGGGGTAAAGACCGTGAAAAGGTTTTAAATTTCTATAACGAAAGACGTAGAGAGATGCCAAATGTTAAACCAAACAAAGCACACGAAGCTTTGGTTAGGTTAGAAGAAAAATATAAAGTAATTAACATCACTCAAAACGTTTCAGACCTATTGGAGAGAGCTGGTGCTAGTGATATTATTCATTTACATGGTGAATTAACAAAAGCTAGAGGTTCAATGTATCATAATAAAACTAGTATTTTGGATGAAGTTATTGAAATAGGTTACAATGATATAAACATTGGTGATAAATGTCCTACTACTGGTTCACAATTAAGACCACATATTTGTTGGTTTGGTGAATACCCATATGATGTTGAAAGAGCATACGATGAAGTGTTGGATGCTGATATTCTAATCATTGTTGGAACTAGTTTGGAGATATCTTATACAATTTCAATGCTAGGTCAGTTAAGAGATAAAGTAAGAAGTGGTGAGTGTGCATTTTATTATGTAGACCCAAACCCATCTGAATATATGGGTGCTTATGGTATGCAACCAGAATTTATAAGAAAACCAGCAACAGAAGGTTTAAGCGAATTAGTTGAAAAATTATTGGCAGAGAATTAAAAAAATTAGTAAATTTACAAAAAAAATAAAATCATATGGAACATTACGTATTTGAAGGTGTGGTAAAAGAGATTTTTGACACACAAGAGTTTAAAAACAATTTTAGAAAAAGAGAAATTGTTTTAGTTACTGATGGGAATTTCCCACAAGCAATAAAGTTTGAATTTGTTGACGAAGCTGGTATCGATAAATTAGATGATTATGGTATCGGTGAGAAAGTTAAAATTGCTTTCAAACTTAGAGGGAATGAATATCAAGGTAAATATTTTACTAATTTAGTTGGTATTGCTATTTCTTCTGAAGAAGAAGAAAAGAAATTTTCAGCTAAGAAACAAAAAGAAACTAAAACAACTAAAAAAATAACAACAGCTGTTGATAATGACGGTGATGATTTACCATTCTAATTATGAGTGTTATTAAATTTGAATTGAAAGAAGACCACGTAAAATTGTTAAAATATTTACGTTGGAGCAAAGATAAGAATAACCTTATCGTTAACATTTCTGATGATGAAGATTCAGTTCCTTTTGGTTCGGATAACATTTATGAAGCGATTGATTTGATTTTAAATGGTAGACCAGATAATTTCGACCCATTTGAAACACATGACCTTATTGAATATAGTGATGAACAAAAAGCGGAATGGGATAAGCTATATAGTGAATTACCTTTAGCCTTGGATGTTATTCTATTCAATCAATCATTTGATTTGGGTCATTATAAGACCAAGTATCACGACAGAAATTGGAAAAAGATGAATTAATTTTCATCTTTTTTTGTTTAATTAAAAAATTATTCATACATTTGTATAAACTAAAAAAAATAAGATTATGAAACACGAAAAAAGTTTTTGTATTATCAAAAGAATGACACAACAAAATAATAACAGACCGTTGAATGTTGTGTTGATTGATTCTAACAATGAGGTATTAGAATTTAATAGTAGAGAAGAAGCTGAAAATTGGGCTAAGATTTTAACCCAAAACTCTGACTCTGGTTGGGAGTATATCGTAAAAGAAATTTAACCATGGTAGAATTTTTATTATCTTGTTTTGGTTTCTTCCTAATATTTAAAGCTGTTGATATGGGAAGAGTTGAGAGTGAAAAGTTTGAATTTTTCTCAGAGCAAGGACTTATTCAATGGCTATTAATTTTATTTGGTGTATTATTAAACGGTTTTTAAATGAAACAATCATTATTATTTACCTTAGATGGTAAAACAGATTTGGCTGAAGCCATTATACAATCGACTAATTTGTTTAGTCCAGAAAATGAAGTAGAAAGAGGCGTACTTAACAAACAAAAATTCTCTGATGGTGAGTTGTGTGTTGACTTTACAGACTCAGTTAGAGGTAAAAGAGTATTTTTGTTATCTAGCCCAGACACATCAGATGCAATTATCAATTTAGCATTGGCTATTGATGCTGCAAAGCGTGGTGCTGCTAAAGAAATCATACCTATCTTACCATATTTCCCATATGCTAGACAAGATAAGAAAGACCAAAGCAGAGGACCAATTGGTGCTAAAGTAATGGCTGAAATCATTGAACAACGTGGTGCGACATCTGTAATCACTTTTGATTTACATGCTGACCAAATCCAAGGGTTCTTTAATATCCCAGTTACACACATTGAGGGTAAACATGTATTTGATAGTTATATTTTTGAAACTATTAAAG